GGCAACATTTGCCGAAGGCACCGGCACGGCGGGCGTTACTGCGGGGGTGCAAAACACCATTCTCAATCTTGACCAAGCCAACGGCACACCCAACCCAACCGCAGGCACCGGGAGTAATTGGGATGTAAAAGACACCCGCGGCACTTACACCGGAGGTTCGTACAACAAAATAGCCGCGGCAGACAGCGTGGCTGAGGCGTACGCCCAACTTGCCAACCTCGGCAACACAACGCTTCGTGTTTACAATGGAAGCGATAGCCATTCGCGCTGGGTAGATGGCAGCGGCAACGATTGGGCCGTGGGCATTACCAGCAGCAACGGGAACCTTCGCGTTATCCGCATCGGAGGTAGCGGCATTATCAATCTTGCGGCCAACGTGCAACTCAACAGCCAGGTTGGCTTCCAAGGCACCGCGCCGATTGCCAAGCCAACTGTTACGGGTAGCCGGGGCGGTAATGCGGCGCTTGCATCGTTGCTAACGGCGTTGGCCAACTACGGCCTGATCACCGATAGCACCACCGCGTAATCAGTATGAAGTCGCCCATCCTCGGCTCAAGCTATGTCGCCCGCAGCATCAACGCTGCGGACGCGCGCATGGTCAACCTCTTTCCAGAGGTTGTGCCAGAGGGTGGACAGATGCCTGCGTTCCTTAACCGCGCGCCTGGGCTAAAGCTACAGCAGGCCGTTGGCACCGGGCCGATCCGCGGGCTGTGGGCGCACCAGACGCAAGGCGCGGACTTCTTCGTCGTGTCGGGCAACGAGGTCTACAAACTGTCCTCGCTGACCGGCACGCCGGTGCTGCTGGGGTCAGTCACTGGCACCGGGCCGGTGTCCATCGCCGACAACGGCAACCAGATCATCTTCGCGTGCAACCCGGACGCCTTTGTCTACACCGAATCAACCAACACGTTCGTGCAAGTCACCGACCCTGACTTCCCCGGCGCGGTGACGGTCGGGTATCTTGACGGCTACTTCGTGTTCAACCCACCCAACAGCCAGCGGCTGTACGTCTCCAGCTTGCTGGATGGCACGCAGATCGACCCGCTGGATTTCGTCAGCGCCGAAGGATCGCCTGACGGCATCGTCGGCCTGATCGTTGACCACCGCGAAGTGTGGGTGTTTGGCACCGACAGCGCCGAAGTTTGGTACAACGCCGGCACGGCAGACTTTCCGCTGGCCCGCATCCAAGGCGCATTCAACGAGATCGGTTGCGTTGCGCCCTACTCCATCGCCAAGGTGGACAACGGCGTGTTCTGGCTGGGCGCTGACGCGCGCGGCCAGGGTATCGTCTACCGGGCAAACGGCTACGTTGGCCAGCGCGTGTCCACGCACGCGGTCGAGTGGCAAATTCAGCAGTATAGCAATATGTCCGACGCGGTGGCTTACACCTACCAGCAGGACGGCCACGCCTTCTACGTTCTGAACTTCCCGTCTGGCAACACGACGTGGGTGTTGGATGTCGCCACCGGGGCTTGGCATGAGCGGGCTTATTTCAATGAAGGCGTGTTCTCACGTCACCGCGGCAACAACCAGTGCAACTTCCTCGGCAACATTGTCATTGGCGATCACCTGAACGCCAACATTTACACCTTCGACCTGACGACCTACGCCGACAACGGCACGCCGCAGAAGTGGCTGCGGTCATGGCGGGCGCTGCCGACCGGCCAGAACAACCTAAAGCGCACGGCGCAGCACAGCCTTCAGATTATGTTTGAGTCTGGCGTTGGCTTGTCGGGCCTTGACCCGGCTGACCCTTTCTTTGGTTTGCTGTTGACCGAAAGTAGCAACGCGCCATTACCGCAAAATGAAGTGACTCTCGATTTAGATTTTACCGACCAGACGTACGCCGCCTTCACCGCTAGTTCAGTCGGCGACTTTCTTATCACGGAGTCGGGCGATTACATTGAAGTCACACCGCTGACAGTGCAGGGCGCTAACCCGCAAGCCATGTTGCGCTGGTCGGATGACGGCGGCCACACATGGTCGAACGAGCATTGGACGTCCATTGGCAGAATCGGCGGGTACGGCCAGCGCGCTATCTGGCGCCGCCTGGGCATGACGATGAAACTGCGCGACCGCGTGTACGAGGTGTCTGGCACTGATCCGGTCAAGCTCGTCATCATCGACGCCGAACTGATGTTGAGCGGCACCAATGCCTAACGCCGTCAACATCACCAACATCACGCCGCCGCGTGTGCCGATGGTTGACCCGAACACAGGGTTGGTCAGCCGTGAGTGGTACAGGTTTTTTGAAAGCCTGTTCCGGTTGACTGGCAACGGCCAAAACGACTTTACGCTGCAAGACTTGCAGATCGGCCCCGACGCTGATGCTACGTCGCTGGCGGCGGTCTTGCAGACCGAAATCCAGAACCTGTCCGTAGCGCCGCCGTACACACCGCAGTTGGTTCGTCACCGCTACGGATCGTTCTACGACACCACCTCGCAGACGGCAGCGGCTATCAATACCGCCTACGCGATGACGTTCAACACGGTTGATCTGTCGTCTGGCGTCACCCGCGGCACACCTACCTCGCGCATCTACGTTGACACGCTGAACGTTTATAACGTGCAATTTTCCGCGCAGATTGACAAAACATCAGGTGGTGTCGGGTTGGTCTGGGTTTGGCTGCGTAAGAATGGCGTAAACGTGCCGGACAGCACCGGCCAAATCCGCATACAAGGCAACAACGCAGAAGTTCTTGCGGCGTGGAATTACATCATTCAGTTGAACGCCGGAGATTATATCGAATTGATGTGGGAAGTGGACGACACATCGGTTATCCTTTTGGCAGAAGCTGCGTCCGCCGTGCATCCGTCCGTTCCTTCGGTCATCCTCACCGTGACCAACAACATTAGCTCAGATGGGGGCTACTAATGGCCGTTCTTTCTCCCTCGCCCAAAGCGCAGTTTCTGGACGCCTCTGGCGCGCCGTTGGTCGGCGGCAAGGTCTATACCTACGCCGCTGGCACAACCACGCCGTTGGCAACTTACACGACTGGCGCCGGCACTGCGTTGAACACCAACCCGGTGATCTTGGACTCCCGCGGCGAGGCCAACATCTGGTACGCCACCGGCACATCCTACAAGGTTGTGCTGACGGATTCGGCTGACGCTTTGATCTGGACGGTGGACAACATCACCACCATTGGGTCGCTGGCTTTCCAGAACGCCAACGCCGTGAACATCACCGGCGGCACCATCGGGTCGGGCGTGACGTTCAACGGCAACACCACCGGCACCGCGTCCAACGTGACCGGCGTCGTTGCCGTCGTCAACGGCGGTACGGGTTCGACCACGGCTGCCGCCGCGCGCGCCGCCTTGGGCGCGGCAAGGTCAGGCGCCAACGACGACATTACGTCGCTGAAGCAGGATGTGGCGCTTGTGGCTACCGGCGACATCGGCGCGACCAGCATCGGCTACCGCGGCGCACCGCAGAACGCCCAGACGGCAGCCTATCAACTGGCGCTGACCGACAACGGCAAGCACATCTCGATCACCACCGGCGGCATCACGATCCCGGCTAACAGCGCAGCAGCGTTTCCGATTGGCGCAACGGTTGTCATCTACAACAACAGCGGCAGCAGCCAGAACATCGCTATCACGACCGACACACTGCGCCAGGCTGGCACGACCAACACCGGCACGCGGACGCTGGCCAACTACGGCTTGGCGACGTGCATCAAGGTGGACACGACCGTGTGGGCTATCACTGGCGCGGGGCTGACCTGATGAGCGGCGCGGTACTGTCCTTGCTGGGTAATTCGGGTGGTGCGGCGTCCGCCGTGACCATCACGGTCAACCCTGCAACGATCACGGGCATCAACATTGGTAGCACCGCGTCGGCGCAGTACCAGCTTAACAGCAGCGGCAATGCGTTTGAGATCATCAACGGCGGCGGGGCCACACTGCTGTACGCTTGGTGCGTCCCGGCGTCGCAGGCGGCCAACTATGAAGTGTACGCCAGCCTGGTGTCAGGGTCGTTGAGCGGCGGCAGTTCAGCCACCGACACTTGGCTGGCGCTAACATCAACACGCGCTTGGCTGGTCAGCACCACCTCCCTTCTGTATGCAACGCTCAATGTCGGCATCCGGCGTATCGGCACCACCACCATTTTGGCGTCGGCGGACATCGAACTAGCCGCCGAAGCAGTATAAGGATAGGCCATGTCTGTTACCGCCAAAGCCCTGATCCCGGCCAAGGTCGCCGAAGACACGCAGTCCACGCAGTACACTGCGACCAACGTGACGACGATCATCGACAAGTTCACGGCCACCAACTACGGCGCCGCTGCGGCGTCGATCAGTGTCAACCTGGTGACGGCAGCCGACACCTCTGGCACGCAGAACCTGATCGTGAAGACCAAGACGCTCCAGCCGTCCGAAACCTACACGTTCCCGGAACTGGTCGGCCACATCTTGAACTCGAACGGGTTTATCTCGACGCTGGCGTCCGCGCCGCTGACGATCAACATCCGTGCGTCAGGACGTGAGATTAGCTGATGTCACCATTCGTTGTCCTTGCATTGCCTAGATCGCGCACGGCGTGGCTGTCGCGGTTTTTGACATATGGCGATTGGGTGTGTGGGCATGAAGAACTACGCCGCGCACGCAGTCTTGACGACGTGACGGCGTGGTTTTCACAGCCTAACATCGGCACCGCAGAGACAGCCGCCGCGCCGTGGTGGCGTCTGCTAGATCGTTTTGCACCCGACGCGCGCATCTTGATCGTGCGCCGCCCGGTTAGTGAAGTGGTGGATAGCTTGATGCGTCTGCCGGGGTTGGCTTTTGACCGCGCCGTGCTTGAACAGACCATAATCAAATTAGACCGCAAGCTAGACCAGATTGAAGCACGGTGCGCTAACGTCCTTTCGGTCAACTTTGACGATCTAAACGATGAGACGGCCTGCGCCGCTGCGTTCGAACATTGCCTTTCTTACGCGCACGACCACAACCATTGGGCGCGGTTGGCACCGATGAACATCCAGATAGATATGCCCGCGCTAATGCGGTACGCACGCGCATATTCGCCGGCGCTGGAAAAGGTAGCTGCCATTGCAAAGCACCAAACGCTTGCGGCTATGGCCACCCGTAAACCTGTAGAACCTGAAGGTATTACGTTCCAAACAGAAACTTTTGATGATTGGCTAGATGGCGCGGCGAAGCTGTTTGACGACCATCTGGTAGCTGTTGGTGAGCCGCCAGGTAACTGGCAGAACAAGAACCTTGGGGTGATGCAGCGCATCTACGACGCGGGGGCCATGCAGATTATGACCGCTCGCTGCAATGGGCGTATGTTTGGCTATCTGATGACGCTCATTGCGCCTTCAATGGCGGCTGAAAACTTGACAACGGCTACGCACACAACCTTTTATGCCGACCCAACATTCCCCAGTCTTGGCTTAAAATTGCAGCGTGCAGCGT